AGGTTCTGTTATTGGTAGATCATTTACTCAAGAGGGTGATATGAACCCGGGAAAAGTTCCTATTCAAGAACTACAGTCTGGTTCTGGTGGAGCTAAATTACAAAGTTTAATAGCAACGTATAATTATTATTTGCAAATGATTCGGGATGTTACCGGATTAAACGAAGCTAGAGATGGAAGTACTCCAGATTCTAGGGCATTAGTAGGTGTACAAAAATTAGCGGCAGCTAATTCCAACGTGGCTACAAGACATATATTAGATAGCAGTTTATTTTTAACAGCAGATTTATGTGATAATTTATCGTTAAGAATATCAGATATAATAGAATACTCTCCAACGAGAGAAGCTTTTATTCATAAAATAGGTAATCAGAATGTAGCAGTACTAGAGGAAATGAGTAACTTATATATGTACGATTTTGGTATATTTATAGAATTAACTCCTGATGATGAAGAAAGAGCTGTTCTTGAAAACAATATACAAGCAGCTGTATCTGCAGGTATGATTGATTTATCCGATGCTATCGACCTCCGTGACATTAAAAATATTAAACTAGCTAATCAACTGCTTAAAGTAAGAAAGAAAGAAAAGCAAATGTTGGATCAAAAGATGCAACAAGAGAATATGCAAGCTCAAGCTCAAGCTAACGCACAAGCAAGTCAAGCTGCAGCACAATCTGAAGTGCAAAAACAACAAGCTTTGACTCAACAAAAGATTTCTTTTGAACAAGCTAAAGCACAAATTGATTACCAAAAACTAATGCAAGAAGCTGCTTTAAAGAAAGAGTTAATGCAATTAGAGTTTGAAATGAACATGCAGCTAAAAGGAGCGGAAGTTCAAGGAAGAAAAAATGAAGTTCAATCAAAAGAAGACAGAAAAGACGATCGTACTAAAATACAAGCGTCTCAACAAAGTGAATTAATAAATCAAAGACAGAACGATTTACCACCTAAAAACTTTGAATCTAGCGGTAACGATATACTTAGTGGAGATTTTGACCTAGGTTCCTTTGATCCTAGGTAATAATAATAGTAATAATTATATAATATTTTATCATGTCAGAAGAAACAACACAAGAAACACCTGTGGTTGAAGAAACAGCTCAGGAAGTTCAAAAGCCAATGTCATTTGACGATGGCATTATTAAAGTAAATTTAGGAGAACTAAACAAACCTCAAGAGGAGGCTGTTCAAGAGCAAACTCCAGATGCAAGCGATACTATTGTCGAACAACCTGAAGACACGCAAAGTAGCGAAGCAGCGGTTGAGCAAGTACAGGAGTCCGTTCAAGCTCAGGAATCCGTTATTGAAGAAATAACAAACGAAGAAGTTGCTGAAATTGCGGAAGACTTGCAAGAGGATATTCAAGAAGCTATAGTTGAACAACAGGAATCTGGTATTGAATTACCAGAAAATATTCAAAAGGTTGTTGAATTTATGAATGAAACCGGTGGAAGTCTGGAAGATTACGTAAAACTTAATACCGATTATGCTTCTTTAGATGAGGGGCAATTGCTTAGAGAATACTATGAATCAACAAAGCCACATTTGGATGCAGAAGAAATTGACTTCTTAATGGAAGACAACTTTTCGTATGATGAGGATATGGATGAGGATAGAGACATTCGAAGAAAAAAATTAGCACGTAAAGAGGAACTAGCAAAAGCTAAAGGACATTTAGACGGGTTAAAAGGTAAGTATTACCAAGAAATTAAAGCTGGATCAAAATTAAATCCAGAACAAAAAAATGCGGTTGATTTTTTTAATCGCTATAAAGAAAACAACGAGGAGGCTACTAAAGTAGCTGATAAGCAAAGGTCTACTTTCGATAACAAGACAGAACAACTTTTTTCCAAAGACTTCAAAGGTTTTGATTTCAGTGTTGGCGAAAAGAAATTCCGTTTTAAAGTTAATAATGCAGACCAGGTTAAGGAGAGTCAAAGCAATATCAATAATTTTGTCAAGAAGTTCTTGAATGATAAAAATGAAATGAATGATGCAGCTGGTTACCACAAATCCTTATATACAGCTATGAACGCTGATGCAATTGCAAGTCACTTTTATGAGCAAGGGAAATCCGATGCAATTAAAGGTACAATGTCCAAAGCCAAGAATATCGATATGGACCCTAGAGGGACCCATGAAAACGTCGTAGCTTCTAACGGATGGTCAGTCAAATCAATTTCAGGTGGTCAAAGTTCTTCTAAGTTGAGAATTAAAAGTAAAAAATAATTAAACTTAAAACAAAACCAATATTATGGCTGCAAACGGCTCATTTACGGGTAGTGCTGGCGCATTAGCGCATTTAACACCACGCCCAACACAATCATTATTTAATGACAACTATTTAACTTTAACTGATTTAGATTTTACACAACAATTTTTACCAGAAGTATACGAGAAAGAAGTAGAAAGATACGGAAACCGTACTATCTCTGGATTCTTACGTATGGTAGGAGCAGAAATGCCTATGGCTTCTGATGTAGTTGTATGGTCTGAACAAGGAAGATTACACATTGCATATGATCCTGTAGTTATTACTGCAACAACTGTAGTAATTCCTGGAGATGCTAACAACGCGTCAACTAACTTAATTGGCCCTGGAGCAACTATCGTTGTATCTTCTGATACTGGATTAGCAGTTCAAAAAGCTTATGTACAATCTGTTGGTGCGGCTAACGCTGGGACTGGAGACGTTACATTAACTGTAGCTGGATATGCTGGAGCTCTTACGGCTCAGAATGCTGGTAAAGTATTTGTATACGGTTCTGAATATGCTAAAGGAACAAGCAACGCTGGAACATCAGTAGATGCTGCTTTCGAACAATTTAACAACAAGCCAATTATCTTAAGAGATAAGTACGCTGTAAATGGTTCTGACACTGCTCAAATCGGGTGGGTTGAAGTAACAACTGAAGCTGGAACTTCTGGATACTTATGGTATTTAAAATCTGAGCACGAAGCTAGAATTCGTTTTGAAGATCAATTAGAAATGAGTATGATTGAAGCTGAAAAAGCTGCAAACCCAATCGCGGTAGCTGCTGGTAACAACTTCGGTGGAGGTTCAACTATCTCAGGATCTGATGGTCTTTTCTCTGCACTTGAAAATAGAGGATTAGTTTATACTGATGCTGATTTTGGAGCTGCTGGTAGTGGACTTGAAGACTTTGATGCTATTTTACAAGAACTAGATAAGCAAGGAGCTATTGAAGAAAACATGCTGTTTTTAGATAGATCTACTTCTTTAGGAATTGATAACATGTTAGCTGCACAAAACTCTTATGGAACTGGAGGAACATCTTATGGTGTATTCGAAAATTCTGAAGACATGGCACTTAACTTAGGATTTAGCGGATTCCGTAGAGGATCTTACGATTTCTATAAAACTGACTGGAAATACTTAAACGATGCTACAACTAGAGGATTAGTTGGAGATATTGAAGGAGTTATTGTACCAGCTGGAACTTCAACTGTATATGACCAATCATTAGGACAGAACATTTCAAGACCATTCTTACACATCCGTTACAGAGCTTCTGAAGCAGATGATAGAAAGATGAAATCTTGGATTACTGGATCTGTTGGTGGAAACTATACAAGCGACGAGGATGCAATGAACGTTCACTTCTTATCAGAAAGATGTTTATGTGTACAAGCTGCTAACAACTTTGTATTGTTGAAAAAAGCTTAGTACTAAATTAATGTAATTCTTACCCTCGTTGAATCTACGGGGGTAATTATTACTCTTATACGACAATAGCTTCTTATTAAATATATATATATATAGGCTATCGTCACACTTTTAAAAACTATTTAATTATATCATATTATGGCTAAACAAGCTGTAGCAAAGAAAGTTGAGGTTGCTCCTCAGCCAGTAGCAGTAAAATCTGCTCCACAAGCACCTGCTAAACCAGTGTTTGAATTTAAAGATAGAACTTATGTTTTAAAAACGGGTAAATCTCCGTTGGTATATAGTATGCCATCTAAACATAGTCAAAGAAAACCTTTATTGTATTTTGACAAAGAAGTAGGTTACAATAGAGAATTAAGATACGCAACCAATCAGCCATCAGTTTTTGCTGACGAACAGAAAGGTACATCTACCTTAGGTAGAATTATACTGCGTAATGGACAATTAATTGTTCCTAAAGAACAAGTTGCCCTTCAAAAATTATTATCACTATATCATCCATTTAAAGACGAAATATATTACGAATTTGATCCTGTAGGAATTTCAGAAGATGAATTAGACTGGATTGAATTAGAATTAGAAGCATTGAACTCCGCGAGAACTATGACAGTTGATGAAGCTGAAGGAATCTTAAGAGTTGAATTTGGAAGCAAGGTTAGCCAATTATCTTCTAGCGAAATTAAAAGAGATCTTATGATCTTCGCAAAAAGACAACCGCACTTGTTTATACAATTAGCAAATGATGATAATGTACAATTAAGAAATGTTGGTGTTAAAGCTGTTGAAGCTAATATCATAAGTTTATCGCAAGATCAACGAACATTC